ATACAGGAGGGGGTGTAATTTTTTTGACCCCTCCCCCCTACCTCTGTATAATTAATTTCTATTTTGTTTCATCATGAAACGAACTCGATTAGCAAATCGTTGCAACTGATATCTATCCCTAGAGGTAAGGGGACGATCTCGAGTCTCCGACCAACAAGTAAGTCGATGACGTTGACGTTTATTTCTACGTCTACCACTAGTCTTGTTCGTCATACCTAACTTTGATCATGCAATAGGTTTAAATTCTCCCAATTTGATTTTACGATGAACACCAAGCACATTCTCACGGACGATCTCGTCGATAGCCTGTTGGATTGCTTGATGTTGATCACCTTCAGACAGATTCTCGGAGGATAGTGATACCCTGGCCAGGAGGCCAGGGGTGTGGTATCCCGCATTCATGTCCCAAGCAAACCATTCATCCCATTGTGTCCATGGATCAAATGGATTGTCCACCGTTGTCAACATGTATTCTGTGTTCTCGGTGTCAGTCATTGTTCACCTCCATCACTCGACACCTGACCTAATGGTGGATTGCGGAACACCTAGTGCATCTGAGATCTCAGCCAATGTATAGCCTGATGCCAGCATGCTCTTGGCTCGTGACGTCATGACTGTGTTCATTACTGGATTCTCTTCACGAGGAGTAGCTCGCTTACGAATCTCATCTAGGTCAGAGTTCTTGAGAATCCTCTCTAACATGTGATTAGAGATAGCGCCATTCTGAATCGCTTGCCATTCACGATCAGTGATGGGGGAGTCTTTTGAACCTAGGCGGATCTTACCCGCTCCAGTACGACGTCGAGCTTCAGTCAATGCTTGACCTTTGATTCTCCGTTCGTCGTCCTTCTCCATCCCCGGATTGGCACGTTTACGTTCCCACACGATACGCCTGGCTACTGCCTGGGCCTGCCTCTCTAGGGGGGCATTCTTTTCAGCAATTCGTAGTTTAGACTTCAATGATTCTACTTCATGCTTATACACCTTGTTCGCTGATGGCGAATAGGGTATCGACTTGATCCCAATCAACTCTTTACGTGTCTCGTTAGCCAGACTCTTAAGTCGATTGGAATGCTCAGCATAGAGCTGCTCGATACGAGTGCCTCTACCCTGAGACACCAGGCTGAAGGCATCATCCGTTTCAGCTAGCTTCTTAGATCTAAACGTTGCTGGTTTACCCGTGCGCTTGTTGATCTCTCCGGTATAGTCATACAGTTTCTTACCTGTAAGATTGTCCACCGTACCAGTCGAAAGCCGAGTACGTCCAGGCCCAGCCTTAGCATCTACCCGCTTCGGTGGATGGATCTGTGCCGAAGCACGAGTAATGAGTGTAGCAGCGCCACGAACTTGACCTGTTTTAGGATTCACACCTTGGTAAGTTCGCTTAAGATCTAAGATTCCGTTGTCTCGCTCCGATGCCCTGAAGTCGAGAACATGCTTTTCAGAATCGATGACTACCATGGAATGCCGTACTGCACGAGCCAGCTCGTCGGTATTGGCAGCCTTGATTGTCATGTCCGAGATCAGGTTAGTAACATTACCCATCTCGTTCTGTTTTCTTGTCTTATCTGGATTACGCGGGTTGCCGTGTTTGTCTTTTCCGTAATCAACTTCTTTGGTCTTGGCGTTATAGATACCTCCATCTATAGTACGCATCCCATCATAAGGGGCATAGGAAGCTTGTGGGTCAAAGCCCTTAAGCTTCTCCAAGGCAGGACGATGTGTAATCTCGCCTCGATCATTCGGTATGACCACGACATGATCGCCATCGAAATCAGCACCAGATAGATGCGACGCCACCTTGGGATGAATCGCCACAGCATCAGGTGCATCTGCCCTACCTCTGAACATCTTCTTAACTTCACGAGACCGATTGTTAACCGTTAGTTCCGGAATCTCAAAGGTTCCCGCATGGGGAAACCGTATTAGAGCAACACGTTCTCCATCCCTGAACGTAGGCGCAAAGATCTCATTGGGCTTAACGTGTTTTGAGGGCAGCAGAACTTTGGTTGCCTGACGCGGCATATTGGCTGCCTTAAGATGTACGGCGGCAGCATCGGTCTCTTCGGCAAAAGTTTCAAGCAGCTTCCTCTTGATCTGAGGATTAGTAAGTCCTCGAATCTTTTGTAGTTCGTCACGCCGTCGATCAAAGGTAAGATCCAGTTGTGACTTGGCTAGATCTGCAGTTTGCTTAGAGAGTACCTGGCTAGACAGGGTTCTTGACCACTTGTCCCAATCACCCTCTTCGTAGATAAGATTCATCGACGAAGTGACTTTACCATGCTCATCTAGAATCTGACCATCAAGTTTAAGGACTGACCCAAACGGATTGTCCTTATCCACCTCTCCCGTTTCCGGATCTCGCTTGAGAGGCTTCATGGCATCGTGCTTGTTACCAGTATTCGACTTGTTGGTATTGAACTGAAGATCTATTCCAGGCGGCAGATCGTCCTTATAGACGGCCATACCTTTTAGGTAGTGTGAATTATCCACCGCAACGCGAACTTGGGCATATCGAGATCGCCCTAGCGACACATCGGTAACATTCGGACGGACGTAGATAAGCCCATCCGCGTCAGCCCCACCGTCTTCCTTGTAGCGAATGTCGACTCGCTTAGACGAGATATTCAACGGTGGCTTGATACCAAAGTCGGTGAAGGTATGACCATGATCATCGGATTTTTCTGAGATCAGACGAACGTTATCACGATTAAGCCATGCTTGCTTCTGCGTGACTCCCGGAGGGACTAGCACCCTGTATTTGGTCGGTTTTCCGGTGCCCACTTGCGGAGCATTGAACGTATGCACTTGATAACCCTCTTCTTTGAGTACAGAGAGGGCCGTGTTGAAACGATCTGGGCTAATTCCGATTGACGCGCTAGGATCATTACCAAATGGCAGATCGAGATTTACATTCGATCCAACGTCAATAATCCCCTTCTCATCGACTTGGCGCTTGAGCATATCGGCCGTAGATTGGACCACATCAATCTTATCTAGACGTCCGGGTTCCAACAGTGAACGCACCGTGGACTCGTTGGCACCCATTTGCTTACCAATCTCCGAATATCCCATACCCTTGTCGCGAAGTCGTTGCGCGGTACGAATCTGTTCAGCTTTGACTTCGTTGGTGGCACGGGACTTCAGCGCTCGCAGATCGGCCACAGTAAGCTTATATTTTTCTATAGCATTACCGTTTTCATCCACAGGAGAAAACGCCTTAGCGATCTGCGAATCTGACATTCCTTCTTTGCGGAGTTCGTTGACATTGTCCAAAAATGTCTTCGACCGCTGAAGTGGATTCTCGCCTGATCCCCACGGATAGCGGCCCGATTTACGCAGGATGCCATAATGTGCCAGAGAATCTTCGTATTCTGTTGCGCTCATCTTCATTACGACACCTCCTCTCGCAGCCGATTGAGAATTTCGTCGAATCGCACGATCTTGTCCATGATCCCCATTATGACATATGGGTCGGCATCGTATAAATACACTTTGCCATCCTTATAGAAGCGGAGCTCGATACCCCGCATGGAGAATGGGTCTATCTCATACTCGAGACAGAACAACGCTGCATAAACTTCCATCTGGTGCTCCGAGACTCGAGTGACTCCAGTCTTGAGATCTGAAATTCGGAGCACTCGATATCGATACGCAATGGCATCAACTGTCCCGAAGGCATTAGGAGAATAAAAGAGAACGACTTCGGGGGACATCTTGTACTGAATGCACTGGTTGATGTACAGCCCGACGGTGGTTCTCTCATCATCTTGAAAGATCCCTTCTTCGATACAGATCGCCGCATAACGATGTTGTTCTACACCTTCCAACGCTGCGCGCAATGTCTTGTATCGGAACTTCAGTTTCTCTTCGTCGTAGTTAATCCAATGATATGAGCTAGGACTGAGGAACGCATGTTGCCCCTCGAGATGCGAATGCTTCTTGAAGCGCAGCGAGCACCTCCTCTTCGTTCTCAGGAAAAATGAACGCTGCAAACGACATATCCTGCATCTGTCTAACGTAGTATGCCTGGTTAGGACGTTCCGCTGCTGTAGCGCTAGCCTTTACTTCAAGCATCGCCCATGTCGGACCATAGAACACAGTTAAATCAAGAATTCCCTGCAGGTACTGAGCATCATTCTTTAACACCAAGCAACCAGGAAATCTCCGCTTTAACTTGCGAATCAGTTTTGCCTGATAAGCATTCTCAGTCACGCATGATCACCTGGTTCAATTATCTCTTGATCAATCAACTCAGCGACAACGGCGATCATCAAATCTTTGTTTTGCTTGGGCACATCCGCCCAAGGAACGGCACTAGCGTCGCGCGTTTTGTAACCATAGTTTGGGGCAAAGGTTTCGTATGTTTCATGAAACGCTTTAGCAATTGTTTCCGCCAAACCGTCCACATATCCCTCCTTTCTATGGATAAAAAAATGGGATTATTACCCTCCTTCTACTACATGCCGCGATTTACGTGCGTCCCAGTATCTGAAAAAAAATAGAGTGTGTTTAAGTCGCTATTTGGCTCTACGCAACAGTTTAGCCACTTAATTAGCCTAATCATGGCATGTCCACGAGCTCGAAATATTGGTATGTAGGCCACGCTGGTGTTCGATTGAGAATCGATAGCACCACTTCGCGTTCCAACAACCCATATCGACACGCAGCATCTAAGGAATTCGGAAATTTCTCTCCCTCATTCACCGCTCGGACCGGTACCTCGATGGCATTATCATAGCGATCCTCAAATTGCCGATTATAGAGGATGGCATACCACCGAGGCCGCCACATTAAATTATCTGCCCGACAGTTAGATCGATCTCCGTCGATCTGAATCGGTGTATCAAAGATGTCTGAGGGACGAGGAAGAAACGCACGAGCCACCAAACGTGGTAATGATCGACTACACTGTTGCCAACCTCGCATGAGGCCTACATAAGGAACCCCATACTGATTGAACCTCGGCACCAGTAAGCGTCCGGTAGAGTCTCTCGAGACCTGTCCCAGGAAGTTTATGCTATAACCGGGGAAGCCCTCGACTGGAACCCATTCTTCACTCGTCATGTGTACCTTCTACGGCTTATCCGGTGTTGGAGCGCCCGACTTATCCGATTCCGGATACCTTCGCTTTAGCTCCACGTCCACTCGCTCCACCGAGTCAACCATACCGATCAGGTGCGCATCTGTCACAATTGCATCGGTCCAGATCGTGATTACCCATGAATATACGCCCGCTGCGGTGCGACGCAATTCAATTGATCCACGCCCCGGAACTGGATCCCTGTACGGCTTAACCGTATCGTTTGGCATTCAATCCTCCTTTATATTTTCTAATTCATCTGGATCACATAAACGCACGGGCGAGAAACAAGCAAGACACGCGTCGTGCCCTAGCGCCTCTGATTTTAGAAACAATTTCGAGATGTGTCCATTAGTGCATTTCCATGTCGGATCATCAAACCATCTTTCGGGAATACCGAGGAAGGATGATTCAGTCATCAGTTGCCAATGCCTTGAGGTAGTGCCGTCCGAACTTCAACAGCACCTTGTTATGGGTCTCGACCACGATCTCAGCCAACTCCGATGTCTCCATCGTCCCGATGAGAGGATCCTGCGTCGACGTCTTCGTCACATCATTTGACAGCAACGCGTAGATATTACGTCCCACTCTAAAATCTGTCCGCCATAGACGCCCTCCAGGATTATACAATGGAGCCATACTTTCTATTCTCCTTCCTTTGACCCATTTCGAGTGCCACGACGCCAGGCTCTCAGCAATCTCAAATATTCGTGTCGTGACCGCTCGCCTACGTGTGCCCCGGCATGTCCCTCGGGCCCAATCTCGCAATATAGACTCGAAAGACGTCCTGTACGAGGATTAACTGTCTCTGCATGCCAAGGACACGGCTTTTCTGGTGCTTCCATACCCTACCTTTCTTGGTAAATCTTGGCAAATCTTGGCAAATAGGCCATATAGATACTGGGAATTCCCGCAAATTGCGGGGTTTTGGGCCCTCAGACTCTGCCAAGATTTTTGAGGCAAAAAGTTTTTAAAAAAACGCTACTTAATATCTGTACCAGTATCTGATTCCCTCATGTATGTTATATATACACTGCCCGCATCCGCGTAGAGAAAAACAGATACTGACGTTAAAGATATAAAAAGTTTTTTCCCTAAAAATCTTGGCAAGGGTTTTTGGGGTATAAACGCCTGCAAACCCCGCTTTTTTATCTGCCAAAAAAAATCTTGGCAAAATGCTTGGCAAAGCGAAAATGAGCGTTTACGCGCCAACTTTGGGGCTAAAACCCACTGTCCCAGTATCTGATTGGATTTCAAGCATCGACGGACTTATGCGCCAGAGTCAATCTCCGACAGGGCTCACACATCTGCACATATACTCGCTCCACACCCGCCAACGCAGACCCCTCGGGAAAGTTTCCGAACCGCAGACCCCCTGCAGCCTGGTTGGTACACACCCCTAGCTGCTGAGGATGGTTACTCGCACACAGACAATAGCAAGATGTACTCAAATCTCTCTCCTTTGCTACGAGAAATCGGTCCGACGTATCTGTCACTTGCGCTTTCTCGATCCGTATGAACCCCTTTGACGAACCAGCTCCTCGCCTCGCAGCCCTGTAATCAGCTCCTGCGCTCGAATTAGGCGTGTATAGTATCCTGACCTTCTTGACAGGGTCGGATGGTCAGAGAACAGCTTTACGGCCCCTATCAGAGCATCCTCTGCTACGGTAAGCCTCTCGGTCAGTTCATCATCAACCGAAACCTTGATTTTTCGGGTATTGGCCATCTATTCCTCCCTTCTCTGATACGAGAAGTCGGCAAACTCCTCATCGGTCATCTCGAAGTGCTTGGTCTGGAAGTTCTTCTTGGACTTAAGCGAGCGCCAGATCGCCCAGTCGATCGCCGCCTGCGAGCGCAGGGTGTAATAATACAGATCGGTGTAGTTGGTATTCATCCGATCGATCCGCCCATGGGCCTGCTCCCACAGCTTATACGAGTAGGTCAGACTCCAGAAGCACACCGCATTGGTGGTAATGCAGTCCCAGCTCTCGGCCCCGGCTATATACTGTACGACGTAGATCCATTTCTCGGTGTCTGGAATCGGCTCATGTTTATGACCATTGTATTCCGCATAGGTAAAATCGATCTCGGATTCTTTGAGGCTGCGCAGGATGGCCAGCTCATAGTCAAAGTTATAAAAGATGATCAAGCGGGGATGCTTCTCCAGGATTTCCCATACCGCCTTAAGCCGCGACGGATCCGAGTTGGTCACCTTGCGCATCTGTTGGAACATGTCGGCGATGTCTCGAATCGGCTTGTCCTCGAACACGTTCCAGCGCCCATGTGAGACCCGGGCCATCATAATCTCGTCGTATTCGCACCACTTGGTGATCGGGTGTCTCACCGTCTCCATGGGATACGGCATATGCACGAGGATCTTGTTGCGCTGGCGGACCAGTCGTTGCACGTTGACGTAGCGCTCGACCTTGGCGTACTTGGAGAACGGGGCGTAGATCACGTGTTCATGCTTGAACTCGGTGCGATTGCGATAAAATCCGTTGGCGATGAACACCGGAATATAATCCAGCCAGTTGTCACCCGGTGTCGCGCTGAGCATAATCCAGCGATTCTTCTTGGCGATCTTCAAGAATGCCTTGACCCAAGCCCCGTTACCCACTAGGCGCTGCTCGTCGAAGATGAAGAACTGGCCTTCGACATCGACGTATTTTTCCAGGTTGTTCCAGGAGTCGACGGTCAGCACTCCGGCAAACGTGGCATCCCGGGCCGTGCCGACGCCGAAGCGGGTACCTTCGGTCACCCAGTCATTCGAATCGCGTTTCTTAGCCGTGGTGATGACGTAGAGATCTTCATTGGTCTCCGTCATCTTGTAATAGGCCATACCTACGCGAGACTTGCCCGAGCCAACTCCGCCCCAGAGAATATTCCCGTCCTCGAGCTTACCCAGTGCGGTTTGCTGATGCTCAGCCAAGGTTACCGCGTTGCGAAACTTTGCCATACCGTCACCTCCTTTCTTTAACTTGGTGGATACTCTTTCATGATCTGTGCTATATGTGGCTCTACTTCGTGAGGGGTTATTCCTGCTTTCCACAATCGTTGAGCGATGATTTCGGGATGCTTAACCTCCATGTGCACAATTTCACTATAGAAATTCTTAGCCAAAGCTCCACAATACGGGCAAATTTGAGTCATATTCCTCCTTTCCCATCCGTGTCTTAGGGGGTCTCTGACTTCATTTTATGTGCTCAAACTCAAATATACCGCCACCGCAAAACACAGAGCACTCACTACGGTAGCGATGATAAACCAGTCCATCACGGTGGTCTTGAGTGCCAAGATCAGTGTCACTACCCCAAATCCGACGATACTGCTGATCAATAACGGTACGTTCTCATCCTTGGTTTGCGGGTCTATCTCTGGCTTGGTCCATGACGAGCGTTTCGTCAGTCGGGGTGACAATCCAGTGTTCCATCGGCGTAGGCCGTAGTTCTAGGCCGCGACTAGCTAGCCAGGCTTCGAAATCTGGCACCAGAGCGGGATGCATAGCAATTATTCTTGGTACATGATGGTCGGTCAAATGTCTACCTCGATTCCTTTGTTTGAAATTAATCACGTCGGTAATAGATCCACCACATGAGTAACAGTACTATACAGATCCAGATTCCAAAAACGTATACAGCGTCTGAGATTGCTATCGGCACTAGACCGATGTAACCTCCCGTCTAAGTCGTGGCATCCTTTCCTGGTTCTTCGTAGAATGAAATATCAATGTGTGCGGTCTTACCGCCGACGGCAATCGCCGAACGCATCACCGGTTCAAGCTTATCTGCGACGGTATGAGGAGTAGCATGGGGGATTCGGAAAGTAATGGTTACCAGTAGTTCTTGACGTTCGTGCGCCATGCTCGCCTTCCGTGAGAGATTAGGCTATGGGCACCGCATCGAGAAGGGGACGAATCGAGACATGGGCGAGTAGGATTTCCCTGCCGAAGGCGTCCAGGCAATAGCGATAGGCTACGTGCTCGGATTCAAACGGTCCCAATACTCTCAGATCATTCTCATCCAGCGTCACAACTACCCATTTCATATTAAATGTTCCTTGGTGGTTAGAACAAGCTTATTTGAGCCTCATCCGGAGGATCAGGAGGTTTTACATTCTCGGGTTTGAGATTAGGATTGATCTGCGGCTCGATCTTCGGCCAGCCGTCTCGCTGGAATCTCAGATATACGGCGATTACCTGTTCGTCAGACCACCCGGCTACCTTTTCGTGCCAAGAGTAGCCGGGATAGGCCTTAGACAGTGCGTTGCGTTTCTGGGCAATATCGGATGTCACCGTCGGGCTCTACTCCTTCTTCGTGGGCGGGGGGTGGTGCGTGAGAGAATTCGGCGCGCTTCCGCCTCACACTCTTCCGGAGTGCCGGAGAAGTCGCCTTCGATGAAGAACGAGTCTCCGTTTTTCAGCGTAACCAGCGCGCAGTGCCGGGACGCTGAGGAAATGAACATCTCCTCGGGATCTTCCAGCATTTCGTCCAACATGTCCTGCAGATGACTGTGTAGCATGGTGCCTCCTTACAACAAGAAAAAAAGAGAAGCCGGGTTAGGGCTTCTCAGCTTGGACTTACATGTTGTAGTTGAGTGCGATTATTACGTCGAACTCATCCACCGGCACCTGGTGTTCGATGAGCAGATGGCACAAGTAGTGAACCTGGGCTTCGTGGGCAGCCTGGATCTCCTCGAACGCGTTATAGGCGTTGAGGAAGATCTGAGCGGCTTTCTTGGCTTCGATCCGGGTCTTGATGTCATGAGCAACAACGGTGACCAGCAGGGCGGTTTGGATGAGTTGGAACTTGGTGGGCATACTTTCCTTTCATGTTGGGTCTCGTTATATGCCCAGTTTTTACCGCGAAACAAAAAGAGAAGCCGCGTAAGGGCTCCTCTTTTGATACTAGAACTTATTCTTGAAGTTGCGGGTAAGCGGAATCTTACCTCGAGCTGCGTCGTTCATTCGCTTTGCCTGGTCGCAGTGATACTGCGCCTCATTCAGCATAGTTTGAAGCTCCGGATGATCAGGCAGGTAGGGGGCCATGATGATTCGAAGGTTGTCAATCTGAGCTTGGATTTGGGCGGTACTGTCGGACAGGTTTTGCGTAGAACGGCGAAGCCTGAGGGTAGGGAAAATGCTGGGAAATCGCATAACTTCTCCTATTAGTTTTTGGTCTCATTATAGGAGGTGTTTGCGACGCGAATGCAGGCAAAAAGAGAAGCCGGGTAGACTTCTCTTGTGAAACTATTCAGTGGCGGCGAGATACTCCTTTGCGGCCTTGATGCGGATGCGCTGTACGTCGATCATGATCTGCGCAGTGTTCAGCTTGGACCGGTTGTAAGGAAGCTTCCCAAAGAGGGAATTTCGTTTACGATCGATCACGATCTGAGCTCTGTTCAGCTCTTGCTCGGCGAAGAGCACTTCAGCAAGAAGGTTTAAAGTGGGCATAATTTTTCCTTTGCTTGGTTTCATTATATGCCCTGTTTTTACCGCGAAAAAGAGAAGCCGGGTAAGGGCTCCTCTTTTGAACTACTGAAACATCGGGTGTGCCTCGTTAAAGACGTTGATGACAGCGCCGGAGGTGTGAGTCCAGGTCACTGCACCGATATCATCGGCCAACAGTCTCTGGAGCGATTCCGGGGAAGCGGCGAGCCAGATCTCAGGCGGTGTGCGTGTGGCAACGACTGTGATCAGGGCTCCTGCTCCCACGAGAACGCCTGAGCTGAAGGCAATCTTGGTGCGGTGCTTCTGGATGGTGGCCTTGGCGCGGTTAAACTTGTCTTTCATGGGGTCTCCTTGATGGGGTGTAGGTTCACTATACCCCGTGAATATCCCGCGAGTCACACAATGCTAATCAACAATGCAGCCACGGCAATACAGAAGATATGGAACACCTGGTCCGTCCAGAAGCGCACCTCGGTACCGACGTCGTAGATAACTATACTCTCCATCGAACCCAGGATTAGTACCCCATACTCGTCGTATCTGGGTAGATTAATCCAAGAGGTTTGCGGCTGTGTCTGCTTCACCAGCTTCGACCACCAGATGACCGGCGTACGGGTGTCGATGATCAGATGGATTATGGCCAAAGGGATAGCCGCCCAGCCGAATACCAGAGCGAGGAGAACTCCGTGAATATAAGCGTGAACATAAGCCGCGGGATGACGTAGCCACCAGCGAGTGTGTCCGTGACGATGCAGCATGCGCGCTTTGTTATTGGCCATCCAATCGTTCTGCAACGGCCAGTCGGCGATCAGATGCAGGACAATTCCCCACACCAGCAAGTCACTGGCCGATAGATCCCACGGGTTCATTTCTTCGTCACCTCCTTTCCTAGTAGTTCTTCAGACTTACAGACCCAGGTGGGTCCGCAGGTGTTCTCCGGTTCGCCACACTGCCGCATCCAGGAACGGAACCGACGCGTTGGCCGCGCACTGGACGTCCTCGAGTCGGTCACCCGTGAATAGCCCCAAATGGGGTGGGTAGATCTCCTTGTGCTGCTCGGCCATCTCCAAAGCCGCCTCGATGACCATGCCCGCCTGCGGCTTGCGGCACCAGCAAACGCCCATCTCGGGATCCTCGGCGCCAGGATAGTGCGGGCACCACATCATCCTGTCGAACGCGAAGCCGGTCTGCTTCTGGGTCTCGATCATGGCGTCGACACAGGTGCTCATGGCCATGTGTCCAAGCGCGATACCGCCCTGGTTGGAGACACCGACGATACGCCAGCCTGCGTCCTTGTACCCCCACAGAAGCTCGCGCACGCCGTCGAAGACGCGCACATCTTCCCTGGTGTTGACGAAACGACCGAGCTCGTCTTTACCCCAACGGATGGTTCCGTCGATGTCACAGTACAGAACGGGCGTACGCTTCTCTCCTTCTTGACCGCGGGTACTGACGGTCAGCTGCATGAGCTCAGCCATGGATCAACTGATCGAGATTAGGTAAAGATAATTTGTTATCTTCCATTGAGTTTTGGTTCTCCAATAAGGCAGCGACCACATCGACCACGTTGTAATGGCGTGCCGTGGGTTGGACATACGTCGTCAGGTTGTTGAATACCGGCTTCGACCGCACATTGTCCCTTGCAGGCATCCCATTTCTTCCCCGAGACATCTACGACGCATGTCTCAGGGGTCAACGGCTTAAAGCAGATGCAACAGTAGAGACAGAAACCTGTTTCGTGTTCTGACATCCGTTTACCATGCAGGGCACAGAACGGATCGATAGCGTTGAATTCAAGGCGCATGACGCTGCTCCGCCAGGGCCACACCAATGCTCACGCCGTTTAACCAGCCCACCGAATAGATCACGCGTGTATCCTCCTCTTGTCCCAGCTGCTTGATATGAGCATTGGCATTGAGGAAGGTATAGGTGACAAGATCTGTGGGCAGAGACAGCTCTGAGAGAAATCCCCAACCCATCGGATGATTCTGTTTGGCCGTCTCTACCCGGGCAATTGCTGTGTTCAGTTCCTCAGCTGTATAAATATCCATATACTCCGCGAGTGCAGTTGGTGTTTTAGTCGAGTGCCGTTTTCAAAAAAAAATTCTGAGCTGCTTTTCTTACCCTGAACCCGTAACGAGTAAGCAGCACTCCCTGTCGCGATGAGACGGCGCAAACAGGTCGCAGATCACCAGACCATGGGTGAATGTGGTGATCCCACTCAGAACAATGCTCAGCCTGTGATTTGGCGTTTTGCTTCTAATCGATTGATCTCTCGCTGTAGATACCAAGCGGCTTTCTTTAGATCAGTCGTCGGTGCTCCACCCTTCTTACCCGCGCGTGAAATATACTTCACTGCATTACCCAGGTGAAATCCAAGTTCCCATGCTTCGATCACCTTGATTGCCTCATAGGGATTATCCTCGCCACCATAATAAGGCGGGTGATCAACTTGTTCGGCGCTCAATACGGTTCTCTCCATTCAATGCCAGGCTCCGCAACGACACGGACCTCTTGTGGTGTCACAGGCAATTCCTCCGTTGCTTCGTCCAGTTCGGTGTGAATCGAACGTAGCCATGTCTATTGCCCCACCAGGTAAAGTCGAGTCTCGGACTATGTCGAGATAGTTCCGCTCCTGGGGTGGCTCCTTTCCGGCTTCGGAGTCCTTAATTCGCTTAACGCCTTCGCGGAGACGATCTAGTTCGCTCATCTTGCGCTCCCTACGAGTGCAGTTGGCGTTTTATTCGAGCGCAGTTTCAAAAAAAATTCTGAGCTGCCTGGGCAATACCGCCCCGAACGGTACCCGGCACTTCCGCCATCTTCGACATAGCAGTTGTAGATCACCACAATAGGGCGGGGGAATGTGGTGATCCCACTCAGAAGCACGTTTTAGTTACGACTGGAAATATCGCGCATTGTCTTCGCAATCAGCGCTCGTCGACGATCTACCTCGGATTGTCGTCGGTCCATTTCCAATTGCAATTTTTGATTCAGTGGCACTCTGTTGCGTGCCAAATCAATCCACGCTTGAACCATGGCTAGATCGAGGAGCTGATCATCTAGACGAAACAAGGTGGTGATGGGATCGGTCATTATTGCTCCTTGGTCAGCACCTCATCCATGCGTCGAGCGGCTTCGTACATCGACTCCGGGATGGGAAATCCTCCTTGCTCTAGATCCTTGACCACGTCTTCGTATGTGTGGGCATAGTGAATGATTATTCGGTTCATCCGGGTCCCCGGGGGCGTGAGCGATTTGAGATCGATATCCAGCGGCATCCCTGCTTGTAGGCGAAGCCAGTTCTCACGATTGATCCCGATGATTCCGATTGGACCCTTATCCGTCTGCAGCGTAGCCTGAATCACCTTTTCCGCTTCTTTACGCCTGTGATCACCCGGATCATTCTCTCCCTAGGTGTTTCCGCAGCGATCAAGTGTCGAGTCTCACCTGGTTGATGCGAAATAACCGGGGCTTTGTATCTCTTATTCGTGCTGTGTTTGCCCAGATCACTACTGGTGTTAGATTCTGTCACCTGTCCTCCCGTTTAGCAGTTCGTCCAAGGCGAAGTGCCGTGAGCCCAATACTCTCGATGACCCGCGATCTCTTGATCTAGCGGTGACCAATCGTGGTATTTGGCCTGGTTGTGGTAGGTTCCCGGCATCATCTGGTACTTTCCGTAGGCTCCAGAGCCCAGGGAATTCGGCATGCTGTAGCGAAGTGGTGAGAACTGCGGACCATAGCCACTTTCTCCATACCAGGTGCAGGTGGGAATATACCGCGATGTCCAGGTATGCCACTCACGCCGTCGACGCTTGTTGTAAATTCTTACCTTGTGCTGAAAGCGACGCTTTTCTCGTATGTAGGTGTGGCGTAGGCATTTCAGCGTAGCACACGAGTAGGTGATCTTATGCGGCTTGAACTGCGGTGGCGCCCATCGCCAGTCTGCCGAGGCGGCCAAGGCTGAGAACACCCATAATCCTACGACGATCACGATTAACAGAACAAACACAAAGCGTTTCATAATCTCCCAGTATGTAAAAAGAAAGAGGGGAGCACCTCAACGTAAAGTCAAGATGCTCCCGCCCCTTCGCATTTATACTATGAGCGTCTTGTGTGCTCTAGCAGTTAGGCCAAGCGTCGTACGTGACGCGGGATGCCACCCTGTCTTGTTCACCTGCCGAGGCCGATCCGTAGCTATCGGGCGAGCCGCCATTGGCTATCCAGGTAGCGCGATCGAATTGATACTTACCCCAGTATAGGCC